CGGGCATTGACGCAAAGGGCCACGGCTACTTGCTAGAGGACGGCTCTCGAAAGGGCAGCCCCACCGAATGGGCTGGTCAGGCCGTAAGCATCTATCACAAGCTCCACGCAGATCGACTCGTGGCCGAGGTGAATAACGGAGGCGACATGGTGGAATTAACGGTTCGCGTGGTGGATGCGAGCGTGAGTTATCGGGCCGTGCGGGCGTCTCGGGCCAAACAGACACGCGCGGAACCTGTCGCAGCGCTGTATGAGCGAGGGTTGGTTCATCACGTAGGCACCCTCCCCGAATTAGAAGATCAGCTCTGTCAGTGGGAGCCGGGCATGAAGTCCCCAGATCGCCTGGATGCTGCGGTGTGGGGATTGACCGATTTGATGCTGACCAGCAAACATTACGAAGGATCACTTGCCGTATGAGCCTGATCGAGCGAATTCGATCCGCAGCGCGCCAATTCATTCTAGGGCCAGCCGTGGTGGACGACCACGCGGCAGCCTTTGGCGTGGATAGCAGCAAATTCAGCCCGGAGGAATACGGGAATTATATCGCCACATCGAACGCCGTTTATACCTGCGCCACCTTGCGCGCGCAACGATTGGCCTCGCTGCCCTTGCGACTGTACAAGCTGCGGCGCAACGGCGAGCGGGAAGAGGTCACGTCGGGGCAATTGTGGCAGCTGATCCACAAGGTCAACGATTTTTGGACCTTCTCCCGGTGGATCGAGATGACCGAATTGTCCCTTTGTCTGTGGGGCAAGTCCTTCACGTTCCTGGAGCGAGGCAAGTCGGGCCGGCTCACGCCACAAGAAATGTGGTGGGGGCGACCGGATCGCGTCAAGGTGTTCCCCGATCCCATCAACTATGTGGGCGGATTTGAGTACAAGCCGCAAGGCGTTGCCGGGGATCCGGTCGGGTTCACGCCGCAAGAAACATTCTGGCTGCGGTATCCGAATCCGCTCAACGAGTACGAGGGCTTGAGTCCGCTGGCTGCGGCACGGATCAGCGCCGACTTTGGCACGGCAGCCATGCAGGCCAATGACAAGATGTTTCGCAATGGCATCCAGTTGGCCGGGGCTGTTTTCCCAGAAGATGAGGACGGTTCGTTTACGCCAGAGCAGGCGAAAGAGCTAGAGCGCCTGCTAGAGCGACGCTTCCAAGGATACGACAAGGCGCATCGCTGGGCCGTATTTCGCTACCCCATGAAGATGCAGCAGCTTGGCTGGTCGCCCAAAGATGCCGAGATGCTGGGCGGCCTGAAATGGTCGCTGGAAGAGGTGTGCCGGGCTTACAAGGTGCCGCTCGATCTCGTTGGCGGACAGCGCACCTATGAGAATTACGAGTCGGCGCAGGTCGCCCTGTGGTCCATGTGCATCATCCCGGAGGGGCGCTTTATCTCCGATGAGCTGACCGAGCAGCTCTTGCCCATGTTCCCCGGGCAGGCTGACCTGGTGGAATTCGATCATTCCGGCGTACAGGTTCTCCAGGGAGATCGCGGCGCATTGGTGGATCAGATCGTCAAGCTGGCTCAACAGGGTGTGCCCCTCAACACGCTGCTACAGGAATTCATGCCCGAGCTGCTGCCGCCGAATGGCGCAGGCTATGCCTGGGGTGATGTGTGGTGGGCCTCTGGCGCGCTCAAGCCGATTCGCGACGCGGAAGAAGAGCCGGAGCCGATCCATGAGGAGCCGGACGAGTCGGAACCGCCACAAGATGACAACGAGGACGAGGAAGAGGCCCCGAACCAGGAGGACGATGCGGAACGAAGCCGCAGCGCAGCCGAGAGCATCCCCTACGGCAGCCCGGAACATGAGCGCATCTATCGCGCTTTCCGGGCCATGACCGAGGAATGGGAGGATTGTCTCGCGGGAGAGATCGCCCTGCTCTTTGCGCGGTTGCGGGCTTCGATTAAGGACCGACTTGCCAACAAAGACCCGATCGAGGTGGCGGGCGCGCCGTTTGATCGCGCCAGGTGGGCCAAGGTTTTTCGCGCTTCCATCAAAAGCATTCTAGCGGAGATGGCGACCAAGATCATGGATGATGAAGCCGGTGACCTGGGCGCTGCGCCGCCAGATATGAATGATCCGGAGATCGAGCGCATGCTTGAAAATCGCAGCCAGTTCTATGCGGACCGCGTGCTGGATACGACATGGAGCATGCTGATAGCCGCCTTGTCGGCTGGCATTGTCGCCGGCGAGGGGCCATCAGAGCTAGCCGGGCGTGTGGACGAGGTAATGGACGAGCGAGAGGGCGGCATGGTCACAATTGCCGGTACCATTGCGGCAGGCGTGGCCAACGCGGCGCTGCTGGTGCTGTGGCTGTTGCTGCCCAATGTAGTGCGCACCAAGACCTGGATTTCCATGCTCGATGAGCGGGTGCGCCCAACGCATCAGAAGGCGCACGGACAGACGGTGGGCGTCAACGAGGATTTCGTGGTGGGCAATGGACGAGGTCCGGCGCCCGGCCAGATTGGATTACCAGAGGAAGACATTAACTGCCGGTGTACGATTCGACCGGGCGTCAAGTTGGCATAGGAGGCATTATGCTGAGAAAAACGAGAGCTTTTGTGCGGACCGAGGATGTTGAGGCCGTTGAAGAGGGTGGCCCCATCCGCTTTGTGGCCTCCACGGAAGGGATGAAGCGAGATGGCGCCGACCTGCGATTAGAGGATTGGGATATGTCGCGCTACGAAAAGCATCCCGTGGTGCTGTGGGGCCACGATCTGCGAGGCGAGAATCTGCCCATCGGCACCGGCACGCCGCACTTTGACGACAAGCGGCGCCTGCTGATCGACGTGCACTATGACCAGGATGATCCATTTGCCATGCGCATTCGCAGCAAGGCAATCAAGCGCATGATCGCTGGCAGCGTGAGCTGGGATGAGATCAAGGGCGACGATGGGCGCACAAAGAATCAGCTTTTGGAATTCAGCAACGTGCCCGTGGGCGTGGATCAAGATGCGCTGCCTCTGCGCTCTCGGATGATGAACGATGACAGACAGAATCTGATCTGGCGTGGCGTGGCGTTGGCCATGGCCGACCTGTTCCATCCCGACATGGACGTGGACGACGAGGATAGGCGATACCTGTACAACGGGCTGAGCCGGTTGTACGGCAAGCTGGGGCGTGAGGCTCCAGAATGGCGCACCCAGGCCGAATGCGCGGCCTATGGGGCAGAAGAGTATCGCGGCCTCTTTTTGGAAGATGAACCGGACCTATTACCCGCGATTTTTGCGGAGCAAGGCGAGCCATTGCCGACCAGCGCGCTTGATGCGCTGCGCCAGGCCGAGGCGCTGATCCAGCGCGCCATCAACGGCGCTGAGGATGAGCTCGAGCCTGAGCCGGACGAAATGCCGCCAACGCTCCAAGCCATCTGGGACAAGCTACAGGAGGTAGCCCAATGAATACCGAACAACTGATGCAACAGATCAACGAGCGCCTGGAGGCCATTGGCCAGCAGGTGGATGAGAACCGCCTTCGGGCCCTGGTACAGGAAGAGCTACAGGGCCTCGTGGGCGATGAGGAATTCCAGCGCAAGATGCGCTTCCCCACGACAGAGCGCAAGCTCGTGGGCAGCAAATACGCTCGCTGGGGCCTGGAAATCGCCGACATCGAATGGCTGTACGACCTGCAACAGAGCCTTCGCGGCCTGCGCAAGGTCAAGGGCTACGGCGTGTACGAGGGGCCGAGCCAGGAGCTACAGAACACCTGGAATGCCATTTCGGAAGCGTGCTACATGCCACAGGAAGAAATCCGGCGTATCGATCAGCGCGCCATCGACGACGAGTTCCCCCGCATCCCGTGGACCGCGTTTCATGGCCTGGATCGAGAGCTGGCGCGAAGCGGGCGCTGGCAGGAGACGCAAGCCTACGCCGATGCCGTGCGCGCCATGGACACCGCCGAAAGCGGCTATGGCTCGCAGCTCGTGGGCGCCCAGTACGTTGGGCAGCTCTGGGAAGCGGCCCGCAAGCAAAGCGTTGTCTTTAGCCTGTTGGACTCGTTCGAGATGACCGCGCCGACCGCCTATCTACCGGTCGAGGTGGACATCCCCGAGATGCTGTATGTCTCGGAGAGCACGGCCAGCGACGCCAGCAACTTTACCACGTCCAAGACCGGCTCGAATCGGGTTAGCGTCGCGGCCAAGAAATTCGTGATCCATCAGATGTGGTCCGGCGAAATGGAAGAGGACAGCATCATTCCCTTCATCCCCTTCTTGCGCCGACAGGCCGCGCTCTCGTTGGCGCACTACTCGGACAGCGTGGTGCTGAATGGCGATACAACCAACGCGGGCACGGGCAACATCAATCTCGACGACGCTGATCCGGCGGACACCAAGCACTACCTGGCCATGGATGGCATCCGACACGCTGGCCTGGTGGACAACACCAGCAACAGTGCGAGCGCTGGTGGTGATGCGCTGACCTATGGCGACTTGACTGGCCAGCGCGGGCGACTGTTGGACCGCACCTATCTGCACGATTGGGGCCACCCAACCAACCCCAGTGACCTGGTCTATGTGATGTCCCCAGAAACGGCTGACGCTGTGGCCGAGCTGGACGAGACGATCACCGTTGACAAGTACGGCCAGAACGCTGTGGTGTTGACGGGCGAGGTGACCAAGATCGGGCGCAACCCGGTGGTGGCCAGCATCGCTGTGCCGCTCACGGAAGCGGATGGCAAGGTGTCCACGACCGGTGGCAACAACACGTTGGGCCAGAGCATCCTGTTCAACCGGCGCGGCGCGAAAGTGGGCTGGCGACGGCGCGTCAAGGTCGAGACCGAGCGCATCCCGGCTACCGACCAGAGCCGCATCGTTTACTCGCTGCGCATGGGCCTGGGGCGATTCACCCCGACCGGCGCGGCCAGCGGTATCGAGTGGGCCGACGTGCTCTACAACATCCTGGTCTAAGTCTGATACCACGAATCGAGGGGCCGGGGCAACTCGGCCCCTACTAGGGCATCGGAGGAGCCGCATGAAATACAAAGTCACCCGCAATTGCAAGATCACTTATATGACGCCAGACGGCGAGGAACTGATCTTGCTGGATGAGGGGCAGATCGTGCAGCTCCCTGAAGACAAGGCCGCCTGGATCAATCGGGACAGCCCTGGCGCGTTGGAGGCGATTGAAGGCGGCGAACGCCAAATCGAGGCGGCCCCCAAAGATCGTCAAATGAGGCAGGCGAGAACGAGACAGAAGCCCATTACCAAGGCCGACTAGGCCGTGAAAGGTGAATGACATGAAGAAGTGGATGAAGACCCTGCTAATCGCATTGGCCCTGGTAGCTGCCGTGGCCGTTGGCTATGTGGCGCTGCCAGCCGTATTCGAGTCCGAGGAAACGATCACCGATCCCGGCATCATCCCGCCATCGAGGGCCGTTCGGGAACGTATCGGCATTGACAGCCGCGTGGACAGCTATCTTTACAACGGCGCTGATCTTTACGGCTACAGCGACAACCACAGTACTCAGAAATGGAAGCTGGATGGCGGCACGGGCGCCGGCGATTTCTCGGGCGACCTCAACTATCTCTTACCCCTTTCCGAGAAGGCCACCGACTATACCATCACGGCTGCTGACTCGGGCACCTGGTTCGTCAACACCGCAGGCATTACCTACACCCTGCCCACCACGCCAACCGCTGGCCTGTGGTATGGGTTCGTCGTCTCGAACACCAACGGCATCACCGTCACTTTGGATAGCGCTGACCAGATTCTTTGGGAGACCAACGCAGCCGGTGACAAGATCGCGGCGCATAGCTCCGGCGAAGCGTTCAAGCTGATCGCCCAGGGCGCCAGCAAGTGGCTGCCCGTGCTGATCCAGGGCACCATTGACGACGTGAATTAGGAGGGCGCATGACGACAGTAGGAGATATTTTACGAGCGGGAAACCGTACCCTCGGCAAGTTGAGCGTAAACGGGGCATATACCGCGCCGACGCACAGCGCCGCGACAGTTACTTCCACGACGGGGCAGGCGTTAGCCGCGAATGCAAACCGCAAATACGCGCTGCTGGTCAACGACTCTGATACCGCTATCTATATCAAGCTGGGCGCGGCGGCAGTAGCCAACGAGGGCATCCGGCTAAATGCCAATGGCGGGAGCTATGAGATGAGCGATTTGCACGGCAATTTGTATACAGGGGCCATCAACGCCATCCACGGCAGCACCGGCAACAAGACATTGCTGGTCACGGAGGGGGTCTAATGCCACTCCAAAATCCGAATGTAACCGTTGCTGGGCGAGACGGGTTGCGGCTATCTTGGG